TCGGTAATAAACAAAAAATATATGGAAAATGTAAAGTCATTATTGACAAATAGTTCAAACCCAATGTCTCGCCTTTTGGAAGAGACTCGTGGATTACAAGGCAAGTGGGAAAAGACGGGCTTGCTTGAAGGATTGGTCGGCACTGAGAAGGCTCAGATGTCAGTGTTGCTCGAGAACCAAGCTCAACAGCTTATCTCAGAGGCAACAGCAACCGGAACAAGTGCAAACAGTGAACAGTGGGCTGGCGTAGCTCTCCCATTGGTTCGTCGTGTTTTCGCTGAGATCGCAGCTAAAGAGTTCGTCAGCGTTCAGCCGATGAATCTCCCAAGCGGACTTATCTTCTACTTGGATTTCAAGTATGGCACTAATAGTGTAGCCAAAGGAACCGCTGGTGGTTCATTGTTCGGTGGATTGGGAACCAAATTAGGTTCAACCGACAGCGCGACTGGTGGTTTATATGGTGCCGGTGAATTCGGATATACTATTAATCATAGTGCTTCAGCTTTGCCGGTCGTGGTAACCAGCTCGGCGGGCTGGTCGGACGTTAACTTTGACGCGGATTACTCGGCTAGCATCGCAGCTACACAATACAAGAAAATTGTTTGGAACGTTGGATCTAACGGCGGAAACCTTGACTTGACAGCTGTTAGAAGCTTCCAGTTCTTCTCCGGTTCAACCGATGCTGCTGTATTGGGTCAGTTCACCACCGTCTACAATGGTGGATCAGCTGCTACACCTAACTACTACCTCACCGCCATTCTCACTGCTTCGGCGGTCGGAAATGCGACTGAAGTGGGTTCGAAGTTCCACGTATCGGCGAGTAAGCAACCGGCTGCTAATTCCCGTGGTGACTTTGAAGACGCAAATGCGACTGGTGCTTCGATTGGAATTCCTGAGGTCAATCTTGAACTCAAGAGTGAACCTATCGTCGCTAAGACTCGTAAGTTGAAGGCTGTCTGGACTCCAGAACTCGCCCAAGACTTGAACGCTTACCACAGCATTGATGCTGAGGCTGAGTTGACTGCTCTCTTGAGCGAATACGTGTCAATGGAAATCGACCTCGAAATCCTCGACATGTTGTTGACCTCTGCTCCCGGTGTCACCACCGAAGCATGGAGTGCTAAGATTGGAACTGAGTTCACCAAGACCCTCAGCAGCAGCGGTGTTGCCTCGTTCACAAGAATCGAAGACAGTGCAGCGAACAGAACCGCTTATGTCAAGGCGACATGGTTCCAGACGCTCGGTAACAAGATTCAACGTGTCAGCAACAAGATTCATCAGTTGACCCTCCGCGGTGGTGCGAACTTCATGGTCGTAAGTCCAGATGTCGCAACTATCCTTGAGTCAATTCCTGGATTCGTCGTATCGACGGATGGTGACAGTGTCAAGTTCGCAATGGGTGTAAGTAAGGTTGGTAGCTTCGCAAGTCGCTTCCAAGTCTACAAGAACCCTTACATGGTTGAAAACCAAATCTTGGTTGGATTCCGTGGATCGAACTTCCTTGAGACTGGCGCTGTTTACAGCCCGTTCATCCCGCTCGTTCAGACACCGTTGGTGTATGATCCCGTCAACTTTACCCCACGCCGTGGAGTAATGACAAGATATGCGAAGAAAGTCGTCCGTCCGGAATTTTACGGCCGAGTGATTATCTCCGACATGAACCTCATCTAATCGAATTGATTAGTTAAAGAAAACCCGACGGCCTATCCCGTCGGGTTTTTCGTGTCCATATATAATTTAGAAAATATTTACTTTTAAGAAAACAGTTACATAATTATTCCCAAGTAAGGTGTAAAATGAAAAATTGTAAAATTTGTAATAAAGAGATACCGAATCATAGAATTTATTGTGGAAACGCATGTAAATTTTCGGATAATGAATATAATAAATCCAGATCTAAACGGATTCCAAATGATTTATCAAAAATAATGGTATGCAAATCATGTGGATGGAAAACAAAGGATATTCAAAATTTATCAGGCGGCGTGACTGAACATTTGAAATTACACTTGATTCAACTATCGGATAAAGATTTTACCTCTACGTTTGATATAAACGACGACCAGCGGAATAAATTATTATGTTGTCTATGTGATTGGTGGACTTATGATGTGAACAACAAATCGGGAGCGTTCACCAGTCATATAAATAGGAAACATGCCATGTCCACCGGTGAATTCATAGAAACATACGGTGGTAGTTATAGTAATCTGTGGTCTACTGTAAAATCCAACATAGATAGAATTGCTCACATCAAATTAGATAAAAGAAACCAAGTTGTGTGTAAAATTTGTAATGAGTCTCTCAAGATTCTTAGTAATACACATTTAAAGTTGCATGGTATAACTCAGTCGGATTATAAGGAAAAATACGGTTCAATAATAAGTGAGTCTACTCAAAATTTATTTTCCGATAATCTATCAAAAATAGAAATGCCTCCACAATCGAAATATGAGAGGGAAATTTATGATTTTATATCATCGGTGTATAGTGGTGTTATAGTGACAAACACCAAACAAGTTATCAGCCCATTTGAGGTGGATGTTTATTTACCGGATTTAAAATTTGCGATAGAATTGAATGGATTATATTTTCACTCAGAGATTTCCGGTGGGAGAGATAAACACTATCACCTAGCAAAAACTATTAAGGCTAACAAGCTAGGTATTAGACTGTTACATATATTTGAAGATGAATGGAAAACCAAATCTGAGATAATTAAAAGTATGTTGCTTTCGAGAATTGGTAAAATCAAAACAAATTTACACGCTAGAAGCATGATTCTGTCATATCCATCTTCAGACGAAAAGAATGCGTTCTTAAAAAATAACCACCTTCAGGGAGTAGATAAATCGAGCATTTTCATAGGGTTATATGATTCTAAGGAATTAATATCACTTATGACATTTGGCCCTCTTAGAACAGTATTGGGAAGTAAATCCGTTCAAGATCAATATGAATTGGTGAGATTCTGTACCAAGTTAGGTGTATCTTGTAGAGGATCGTTTAGCAAACTGATGACCTATTTTGTATCACTTAAAAATCCAAGTAAAATAATAACCTATGCAGACCAGCGGTTTTCAGTTGAGACATCAAATGTATATTCTAAAAATGGATTTAACTATATTTCTACTACTAAACCTAATTATTTTTACATGAAAAATCACGACAGTAGACTTCACCGATTCAATTTTCCAAAACACAAACTTGTAAAATTGGGTCACGATATCTCTATGTCAGAGTGGGAAATAATGCAGTCAATGGGATACGATAGAATATGGGATTGTGGACATCTAAAGTATGAGTGGAATAAAACTGAATTGTAGAATCAACTGTATATGTTTTCTACGAATTTGATAAAAATTCAATAGTTTTCACTGTCGTATATATATATACATATGAATAAATCACAACTAAAATCATTAATAAAGGAAATTATCTCCGAGAACGAGACGTTTGGTTCATTGACCGTGGATGAACTTCTAAGTGATATTAAAACCGGAAATAATTCCGACATTTCTAAGAAAGCATTTGGGGCATTGATGAGAGCAAAACAAAAAAGTTCAGCTAAGGTGAAATCAGATGGTCAGGCTGCTTATGCAGCGGACAGAATCAAACGGGGAGTTGGACCATCCGATATTGATCCTAAGTATGCCGACCTACCGTTGTAATTATTGACAGTCTGTTGCGTGGAATCCATGTTATCTTCCTCCGGGCGGTAAGCTATTCTCTTTTATTTCAAATACTCCGTGACCGATGAAGGCAGTCAAAGAGTTGTATCCGGAGTAGCTTATTGTGCTACTCAGTCCGCCCCAGATTCCGTTGTCGCCGAAGATGAGATCATGTAAACTAGCAGGTGTTTCTTCAATCTTATACACCTTTCCTTCGCTGTGTCTACGTTTCCCACCGTATCTCTCTTGTTGTTTTGTACTAGCGCCTCCCCAATAAGTGCCATCACCTATAATATGGGTTTCTGCTTCTTTAGCCTTAGCAAAGAATCCACCTAACATTACATAATCGGCCCCAGCTCCGAATGATTTGGCTGCATAATTTCCGTTTTTTATGCCGCCGTCGGCTATGATATAGAAATTATTATACAATTGAGCTTCATCTGAACATTCTATTATTTCAGTTATTTGTCCACGGTTTACACCTGTCATGTCCGACGTGGCGCATGCGCTTCCACCTGCGATTCCGGTTCTGAACATTATATTGAATCCACAATTATCGAATTCTTTATATAGTGAGACACCTTCCTTTGTATGAATATTACCTAACATTAAGTTTGTTATTGATGTATTCGATTGTAATTTAAGTATCGTATTTTTAATAGTTGAAAGGTAGCCATTTGCGCAATCTATCAGCCAGTTAGAAGTATAATCTTTGAGAATAGAAACTCTGTCCCAATCTTCTAATCCTATACTGACATATACGTTTGATAAATTTAGATTTTCGTCCCTAATTGCTTTCAATATTTCAAGTTGATGGTTTGCGTCACAAAACCTATGAAGACATACGGAAAGTCCGAGTCGTGTAGCTTCTACAGCAAATGTTTTTCCGACAACGGCATCCATAGGAGACACGATTAATCTATTCAATTCGACGGGTATATCTTTTCTACTCTTTAATAATGGGTGTGACGGTTGTGCAATTAAGTTACAATCGTTATAGTAAACTGATTTTGTTTTTAAAATGGTGGCCATAATTATTTGGTATATTCGACGATGTAAACCGACAAGTCTTCTTCTGAGAAGACACTTCTTATCATTGATTCTACTATATTCCACTGTCCCCCGGCCAATTTACATCCCATATTTTTCGGGAATCCTATATTTCGGATTGGTCTACTTAAACAATCCGTCTTCATTAATTCGAGGGCGGTGTATATTGATTCGTAATTTAATTTTCTAGAATCAGTTCCATAATAGTATTGCCCATACAAATTATAGACATATTTTATGGAAGTTTTGACTTTAGGTTGTGTGATTGTTCCTATTGAAAAGGAACCAAGTTTAGATCTGTCACCGACTTTGGTTTTGGAGTCGGCATCGAAGGCTTCCGATAGGTTATCTTTGATTTGTTTTGCAATGCCGGCTCCCATAACACCGAAGCAATTCGAACAGTGTCCGATTGCGTCTACTTCCGATTTAAGTAGATCTCCCTTTAATTCCATAATCATATATTATATGATATCTTGTTAACCGATTATGTCAACATTTTAATTAATAGATGTGTTTATTTATCAGATTTACTATTTATATGTTATATGCCAATAGGAATCGATCAGGACAAAATAAGGTGGCCGGGGAGCGGTTCTGCGGTATCAGGGTCTACGCCATTTGGGTTGTATGACGCTGATACTGAGTTCACCGCTGATTGTTTTAATTCTTCCAAGTGGGCGGCTATTAGATTGGGATATCCAATTATTGAGATTGAATTATTGGGTGCCAATTTTTATGCGTGTTTTGAAGAGTCTGTGTCTGAATATAGTGCACAGGTAAATCAGTTTAATATTAAAAATAATTACTTAAATCTCATAGGTCAAAATAGATCAAATCAAGCGGGTGGGAAGGCTGTAGTGGATTCTGGTTTAAATTATGTAGTTAATATTTCCAATGCTTATGGCACGGAGGTTATGGTTGGTGGAAAAGTAGATATTAAGACAGGATATATTAATCTAGAAGTTGATCAACAAGTATATGATTTACAAAGTTTATGGGGGAATGTTTCTGAGAGCTTCAACAGAATTGAAGTCCGCCGGATATTTCATAATCAGGTGCCCGCTTTTTCTAGAATATATGATCCATTCAGCATGACTGGAGCTAGTTATGGCAATGTTTTAAATGAATTGGGATTTGCTGGTTATTCACCCGCGACGCAATTTCTAATGACACCCCTTTTCGAAGATTTATTGAGAGGTCAAGCTATTGAATTCAATGATATGATTCGAAAAAGCAGTTATAGTTTTGAATTGGTGAATAATAAACTAAAGATTTTCCCAATCCCAAGAGTAGCATATAAGGTCTATTTTGAATATTATGTTGAGAACGATAAGAACCTATCCATATTCATATCAGGTTCTGCTTATGAAAAATCGTCAGATTATTCTAATATACCTTATCAAAATATTCCATATAATACCATAAATTCAGTTGGTAGACAATGGATTAAAAAATACTTTCTAGCTCTCTGTAAAGAACTTTTGGGCGCGGTTCGTTCTAAATATTCAACTGTTACAATACCGGGTGGTGACATCACATTGGACGGAGATGCGTTAAGAACGGAAGCTTCTAGTGAAAAAGAGGCATTGATAACTCAGTTGAGGGAAATGTTAGATTCTATGACAACGGATAAACAGCTTGAGGCGGGTGCTACTAAAGCTGAAAAAACTCAAGATATCTTGAAACGTGCTCCAACTTTAATTTACATCGGATAAACTTTTAATATATGTCTGATTATTCCGGTAGATATTTTTCGGCTAGAGATAGATTGTTGATGGATTCTTTCAATGCTGAGTTTATGGGAGATATAATTCAGACAATTGTATCTCTGTATAAGATTGCACCCGATGAGACGAAGACCAACATTTATGGTGAAACTGATCAGTCGAATGGAAAATTTTATTTCGCTGGCATCGAAATTTCTGCTATAATAGACAGAGGTGATATAACGACTGATGACGAGGAGTTCGGGCCGGATCGTGTTCAGTCAACCGTATTTAAATTCAGAGAAAAGATGTTAAAGAATGTAAATTTTTATCCGCAAGTTGGAGATCTTGTACTATTTAATGAAAGGTATCATGAAATTGATAATGTCGTGCAGGAACAATTTGACGGAGGACAGCCTGATAAGAGTAGATCGATTATCTGCAATACACATTATTCACGATTCTCAAAAATAAACTTAATTGATAGACAGAATTAAATAACCTATTACGCATATGCCCTGGAAAGGAAACACTGACAACCCGGCACCAAACAATATCCAGCTGAATTCTGGAATGGGTGAAATTAAAAGTTCTGAAAACAGAGCATTGAATATCCGTAGAGATCAGGATAATTTTAAAAACTTCACGGTTCAGTTAATTGACGTTGATACCGCCATCTATTCACACATCGATAAAATTATAAATATTCACGTTCTCGATAATGGTCAGAGTGTAAAGGTTCCAATTCATTACGCTTCTCCTGAAAAATGGAAGGCTATACAACAGGACGGCGTGCTGCGTGACCAACAGGGAAAATTACAACTTCCTGTAATGGTCTTTAAGAGAAGCAGCTTTTCAAAAGATACAAATCTGATGACGTTGAATAGACATTTGACATATCCGGTTTTAAGGAAATTTGATGAAAAAAATAAATATGACAAATTTTCTATATTAAATAACGCAGTATCACCGGTTCATCAAGTGTTCGGCGTAACTTTACCGGACCACATCGATGTCACTTATGAATTTAATTGTTGGTGTGAGTATATCGAACAGTTAAATACAATTGTTCAGAAAATTAATTTCGCATGTGAGGAATATTGGGGAGATCCAAAGAGGTTTAAATTTAGAGTTTATGCAAATGACTATACGTTTACCACGGAAAATAGTGGGGATAAAGATAGATCGGTCAGGTCTTCATTCAGTCTGAAGGTTAAGGCTTACCTTTTAGAAGAAACCTTTGAGAATAGCCAACAAACTGTGAAACGTAGTCTAACTCCTAGGTCTATAAAAATAGGAACGGAAATCGTATCATCCGTTCAGATGGATGGGATAAATAAATCATTGAAATCCACCTCTTATAAGAAGCCTTTCGACTATAACTATGAGAATCCTATGGTGCCAGACGGTGAAACGTTTGTTAAACCAAAAATACAAGTCAGTGGAGAAACTGTGGATGTAAGTGATGAGGAGGTTGCTTCGATTAGAGGATTTTATGAGAATTTAATAACTAAGGGTTCAAATGCTCCAGAAGGGTTATCCGTTTGGCAAGCTGTTCCAACTTCTACAAATTCGCCTGGCGAAGACGGCTTTATGGCGTATGATGGAAACTACCATTATATTTACATAGGCGGTCAATGGAAGAGACATTCTATTTCATCTTGGTCCAGTTTTGGAATACCGTGAAAATATATTCAACAAAACATATCTGGTCTCCAGCGCCAAGTTCATCTATGTCACCTGGTGTAGAGGGCGCTTTGGCATATTCCGAGGATTTTATTTATTTTTACAAAGATGGAGCGTGGCATAAGTTCCCATTCAGTGAGTGGGAGTGGACGCCCACATCAAGCACACCATAAAAACTGAAAACCGACACATAAAAACCTATGGCAAGTAACTACGATATCTATCTTCAACAGTATTCCGGTTCCGGGTTTGTTGAAAGAATACTAAATGGTCCTAATAAAATTTTAATGACCGATTCCGATGGTGATTTGTCTATAAGCAACACATTGCCTTCTGGAATGTTGGGTAATCTTAACGGCACAGCAAGTTATGCTACAACCGCAAGTTATGCTGTCACAGCAAGTTATTCTTTTAGCGGCACATCTGGAACAAGCGGCACATCTGGAACAAGCGGCACGGATGGAACAAGCGGCACGGATGGAACAAGCGGCACGGATGGAACAAGCGGTTCAAGCGGTTCAAGTGGGTCTAGCGGCACAAGTGGTTCAAGCGGTTCAAGCGGCACAAGTGGTTCAAGCGGTTCAAGCGGCACAACCGGAACAAGCGGCACAACCGGAACAAGCGGCACATCCGGAACAAGCGGCAC